CAGTGAAATAACAAAACCGACTCCCGCCTCTTTTGTCTGGCCGTAAAGAAACATTGTTCCGCAATACTGCCCTGCTCCCCATAAAAGGATGAACAACGGCCAGCGGTAACGACGTAAAAGTGATTTCTCTTTCATGATATTATGTTTTAGTCTATCAAAGTTACATTATTAAATTTCAGAATAACAATGATATTAGTCATGTTTATAGACTTTTTCATGAATTTTATGGATAACATCTTTATGTAAATATGTTTTCTCTAATCCATGTGCGGCATTATGGCATTTTCGGCACAGGGCCACCAGATTACCTATGACATCCCTACCCTTGCCCCGGCCATTTATATGATGAATATCTACAGCCCTGGCTCCGCATACTTCACATGATATAACGTCCTGTTCGCCATAACCAAAGTATTGCATATAAACCTTTACATGCTTCACCATACCTTTATCCCCCGGATGTTATCGTACACCACATCTACTATGAAAAATTTACTTTCATGTGTCATCTCCCTGATCTCGCACTTCTTCTGAGGGTCAGCCTTAAATACCCACTTGCCGTCAACATTGGTTAACGTGCCGTACATTCTTACAAGTCGGAGTTTCTCTGCAGGGGTCATCAGAATAGTTTTTGTTGTTCGACAATTTTCATTTTTATAGGTTTTTTAAGTTAATTTACCATACCATTATCTTCATTACTTTATCACCCGCCTTATTGATGTTCAATGTGAAATCAGGCCAGCCGTACTGCTCCGCAATCATCGTTTTAATTGCACCCAGCTGATAAGCATTTACCTTTAACCACACTTCAGGCTGCATCTCGCTTGTTACCCATTGTTTAAGTTCATACAACTTGGTTCAAGGAAACCCAGAAGTCTTTAGCTTCTGGGAGGAATTGAACCACTATTCCCTCTTTTGTTTGATTTAACGTAATTATTTCTTTCAAATATTTGAATATCTCGAAACTATTTTGTATCTTTGTGATATGAAATTGACTTTGCAGATTAAACTGCTTCCAACTGACGAACAAGCCGTTATACTGAAAAAAACCTTCAGTGTTTTCAACGAGGCTTGTAACACTATCTCTCAGATAGCGTGGGAGCGTCATGTATTCAAGCAATTCAATCTGCACAAAGAAACATATTATCCTATCAAGGAAACATACCATCTTTCCTCCCAGCTCGTTGTACGTGCAATCAGCAAGGTTGCGGACGCATACAAGCTTGACAAGAAGAAGCAACGACACTTTAGGGAGTTCGGAGCTGTCACTTATGATAGCCGTGTTCTTTCCTATAATACCGCAAAATCCATTTGTTCCATTTCGCTTATCGGCGGTCGTGAAAAAATCGCATATACTTGCTATCGCCCACAACTCATGCAATATGCGAAAGGCGAAGCAGACCTTGTTCTTGTCAAGGAGAAGTTCTATCTGTATCAAACGATAGATATTCCTGACGAGGAGGAAGAAGCTGCCGAGGATTTCCTTGGTGTCGATATGGGGCTTACCGATATTGTTACCCTGTCTGACGGAACTAATATATCTTCCGATGAAGTCAAAGACATAAGAAATAGATACAACAAAGTGAGAGCTTCTGTTCAGTCCAAAGGCACTCGCAACTGTCATAAGTTGTTGAAACGGTTGAAAGGACGTGAGAGAAGATTCGCCACTATTGTCAATCACCGCATAAGCAAGCAAATCGTAGCGAAAGCAAAGAATGAGCACAAAGGCATTGCCATTGAGGACTTGAAGAATATCCGATGGGGTATGAACTCCAAGAAACGCAGCAAGGCGTTCCGTAGGAGAAGTAACTCCTGGAACTTCTATCAGCTCCGTTCTTTCCTTGAATACAAGTGCAAGGTGAATGGCGTTCAAATCACCGCCATCCCTCCTGCATATACTTCGCAGACTTGTCATGAATGCGGTCACATTGGCATTAGGCACGGCAAGCACTTCCGTTGTGTACACTGTGGCAACGTTGCTGATGCAGATGTTAATGCTGCTCTCAACATTGCTACATGGGGGTATGTAAACACCCATGAAAGATGGGAATTGTTGTCGTGTCCTATACATGATAGCTATTCTACGTCTAAAGCCCACAAATCTTTAGTTTGTGGGTAGTTTACCCATTTGCTATAACGTACTTCTGAAGATTGTATTTCTGAACGTCATTTGCATGTATCCACACTGTTTTAGGCATGTCAGGGTATTTAACTGCTAACCACTCCCGCCAAATGCTATCACTGGTTAATGCTTCTTTGCACATCTCATCATAGGTTTTAAATTTGACTGTCCGGTCATAGCTGATAAAATTGGCTATTGTTGGAGTAGGATATTGACAATTATCTATTACATAATTTACAGCATCTTTAAGCCTCTGCACCGTGAATCCTTTGTCTCTAATCCTATCATCAAATGTATCATAAAAACTCTTTGGCAGTGCGGGGAATGCTTTTTTTACTCTGACTGAAGCGTCAATAATATCCTTTGGCCCGGCCAAGGTATCGTTATATAAACTTATCTCTGTTTTTTCAGGGCTTAACTCCGTACTTTGTGGCGAAGAGTTCAATAAGCTCTGCATCTGTTGCACCACTATTTTTTTTATTAACTCCATTGTCTTTTTCTTTAAACAGTCCGTCGTAATTTTTTGAGGTTGAATATAAAATCATTTTCCTTAATTCTTCTGCATCGCCACCGGTATCCTGCATCACTTTAATCAATAAACTTTTTAATCCGGTTTCTTTGTATGTCTGTCTCTTTTCAGATTTGTATTTCAGCCACTCTAATATTAAACTTTTAAACTCTTCACTTAAATAAATATTATTTTCTTCAATTACTTTATTAAATAATAAAACATAAGATATATTTTCATTTTCAGAGTTTGCTTTAACTTTTGCTTTAGCAAATTTTTGGGTTTTAATACCTCCGATTTTGCCAGCCATAGCCCTTTTATCGCTTATTTCATTATCCCTAACCATGCGCTTTTGAATGAGTTTGTTATTTTCAATTATTAAAACTCCTTCATTTACAAGTTCATCAATTCCGGCTGAAATTTCATCAATAGAATAAGGCAAATGTCGAGCAAGTTTATAAGCAAAGTTCAAGCAAATATTTTCGCTTTGCTTGTCTTTTTGCTTTAGCAAAATCATTCCATAAGGCTCTGATTTATGCATGACGCACATCAGCCGAATATAAATTCCGGTAGCTGAAGCAGAACATTCAATTAATTTTTCATCAGTTAAAAAGTCCTGAACATAAAGTGGTAAATATGGTTGGTCACGAAGCGCCATGATTTCAGACTTTACCCTGTTTATTCATTATTGGCCTATATTGTTCTATTAATAGTCTTTCAAGTTCCAAATAGTTCTTAGTTTCATAATAAGAAGCATAAACCATCCCGCTAAGCCGATTAAATGCAATCATATATGGGTGTTGATTTCTGTAAATGCGCTTTGCCATATTTTGGCTACTGCCGATATACAATAAATGAGGAATACCAAAACGTCCGAGCGAATTACTTGCCCATATTGCATATACTCCAGACTCACGGGCAACACCAAACGGGCTAATTTCAAAATCATTAAGTGAAACATTTATTGCCATGATTATAAAGATAAAGCCCCCATAAAAGAGTACCGCCGGGTGTCCAACAAGCTGCCATGCTTATTTCCGGCGGTGTTCTCCTCTATGAGGGCGTTAATAAATTTTGAATTTGTACGCATGGCATATATATTGGACACACAAATATAATCAATTACTTTTTACATTTCCGCTTTTTGGGAACTTTTTTTTCTGTCACGGGTTTAATTATCCCGGCCAGTAAATTGAATAGTTCTTCAGGGGTTAAGTCTTTCATATTGCTCTATTGCTTTAAAAATCTGTAATGCCACCTGCGGCACGATGGCGTTACCCATCGCTTTTATACTTTCGTTTCTCCACTTTGGAAAGGTGATACCAACCAGGTTATCGGGTAGCCCATCATCTCCTCCACAAAGAGGGGAGACAGTTGGGAAGTTTTGCCAGTTTGGGCGAAAGCATCGGGCAAACTGTTTGTCTCGTTCCGTCCCGATTCCTCCAATGCTTCTGTTGATCTCGCCCCTTTCCAGTCCCTTGTTGCAGGTGTCGGCAATAATTTGGCTATCACATCCTCTAAATTGCCCTTTCCACTGTCCCTGATTGAGTTGTCCCGTGCCGCTGTTTCCCTCGGTGTCGGGAGAAGACCCACCATTCTCCCTAAGTTCAGACTGTGACTGTTCTGCCCGTCTTTCGTCTTTCTCCTCCCCGTTTCCGTTAGTTCGCAGTCTGATATTGGTTCTTGTGTCGATGGTGTTGGAAGAAGACCCATTGTCCCCATATTGGTTAAATTGTTCTGAATGTTGTGACCCGCCTCCCTGCTTTTTAATGTTAATCCCCTGCTCATATTGTCTATTACCTTCTCGTGGTTGTCCGTTTCTACTGTACAGGGAGTGGGCAATAAACCAGACCCTGTCCCTTCGGTGGGGAGCGTCGACGGCACAAGCTGGAAGTATAAACGGGATGACCTCGTACCCCTCAGCTTCCAAGTCAGCTTGCACCTCCTCGAATACCAACCCTTTTGACCAATTAATAAGGCCGGGAACGTTTTCGCCCACAACCCAGTCCGGTTGAATCTCCCGTATTGCTCTAAGCATCTCCGGCCAGAGGTGTCTCTCATCCTCCGTGCCTTTTCGCTTTCCTGCCATTGAAAAGGGTTGGCACAGCTACGGGAACCCACCGGTAAGGACAATGTCCCCGTTTCTCCAGTGGGTTCCAAATCGTTTTGTAAGTTCAATGTCAATTGTGTCATAAGTCAATGTATGTACATCTTTATGGTGATAGGCATCAGGCCAATAATACTCAAGAACCCTATTGCCAAATTCATTTATCTCACAGGATACGATGTTAGTCCACCCCATCCATTCTGAAGCAAGTTCAAATCCTCCTATACCCGAAAAAAGGCTAATGTGTAACACGCACCCTCCCTCTCGTATATTGATTGTTATGTGGTGAATACTTACGAGTATGTTCTGCCTTCGGCCAGCATTCAAGGTTCTCTATCCTATTGTCCGTTCTATTTAGGTTTATATGATGAATATCCCATCCATCAGGAATAGAACCTTTTTCCTTTTCCCAGACATATCGGTGCATAAGACATCTGTCATCAGTTGTTAGCGAATAGTAGCCTGTATTCCGTAGAGTAAACTTTTTACCATCATAATACTGGTAAGGGTTAAAATTAATACCACGCAACACAAATCCCCTTCGCCTAAAAGCCTTATAAATACACTGCCTGGTTACGCCCAATTCATTCGCCACCTGCTGAAGCGATAGGCCGTCCAGATACATTGCATAAGCATTGTCGTAAACAGGATTTCTTTTTTGTCCCATGTGTCAAAGATAATAGATATAATTGACATCTGCAAACCCTAACATATTCTGCCATCCCATCCATTCGGCGGCAAGATCAAAGCCTCCGATTCCACTGAACAAAGAACCGTGATTCATAGCTTACTTAAAAATCTCTGATACTCATCTTCAATCGCTAAAATTACCCGGTCAGAAGTGGCCTTATCTTTATACAGTACCTGGATTACTTCACCGTAAATGAAGGGTAGCTGATTGCGCACATATTCCTCAAATGACTTTTGAGACATCCTGCCAAAAGCTATTGACTGGTATTCAATAAACTTTGTACCGTCCTTAAATTCAAAGATGATTTTGTATTCACCTTTCAGATGTTTCAAAAACTGATAGAATCGGTCTTTCGGAATTGTCTCTTTAAACGTTTTTGGGAGCCAGTCGTAGATATAGCCAATCAATGAAAAGTAAGCCCGGTGAAAATTCAGGTCCCGTGCGCTCACTTCCTGAAACGTCAGAACCTCCCCGGAGTGACAGTTATCTAACAGCGAATAAGCAGCCTCATTTACCGGAAGATAACCACCACCCACAGGGGTAAGTTCAATTAATTTCGTGTAGTCAGTGTCTTTCACTTCACCGTTCCCTCACCTTCAAACAACTCATACCGGCTGCGCTTTTCTTTCAACTCTTTCATTGACTTGAAAAAGTACGTTGCCCGGAGGCGGGGGATAGTCAGCATGACCTTCCCACTGGTATCTCCGCATTTGGCTGTCTGCCGGATCTTCTGCTTGTCTGTAAAAGCCCTCTCCCTGTCGGTCATCTGGGCTTCATCGTCGAGGTTTTTCATGGCTTAAAACGGCAGTTTCGTCCCAGCAGGCAATGGTTCAGCGCTACTTACTGATTCACTTGTCGAAGCCTCAAAGGTTGATACATTCCCCAAAATAGGCATGGCCCGTTTTTCTTCCTCGGTCTGAGCCTTATAGATTTCTTTTGGCAGCGACTGCTTAATCAAATGAGTTTGATTGTCTTTGATTTCTTTCAGTTCAAAGGCTGTCATGTCAAGGTAAATGCCGGACTTGCCTTTGAATAAATGATTTGCATCAATCGGAATGATGATACATTCAACCGGGCCTTCTTTGCCGTTTTCAAATCTTACTGCGGAGATAAGGTTACTTAAATTTAATTTGATGTTTAGTTTACTCATGACTTTCATTATTAGTTTCGTTATCCAAATCTTCAAGTTTATCCTTCTTCGGAATAGGGGTGAGGGTGTCATACATTATCTGATCAGCCCTGTTTAAGTCCTTGCCGAATATTTTACCGATCTTTTCGGCAGCATCTTTCACGGCATAGCTTTCAGCGGCGGGGACTGCTTTCATAACTGCATCGTTCTTGGTTTTGTCCCACTCCATCGCCCCAGCCCCGGAATCGGTCTGAATCGGTGCGGCTCCTACTCCGTCCTGCCATAATTCTATTTCTTTGTCCGAAGTAATATCCAGGTAGTAAAGTCGTACCGTTACTACAACAGAGTTTGCAATGGTCTGCACCTGCCTGATCTCCACGTGCCAGCGGATGAACAAAACAGTCAAAAGTGATTCAATTCGCTCAATCGGAATATATCTCACCTTTTTAAACATTGGATGTTGTTTCACCCATTCGGGAGCAGGGGGGCGATTCAGTAGAATATTCAGATCATTCTGAGTTTGCTTTAACTCAATATCCCCTTTAATCAGGTCTTCATACTTTGGCAGATGTCTCACTGCCGGTGTTCGGTTTTCCATGTGTCAGATTTTATGATTATAAAATTCAATTTTCTTTACATCCCATGTCGGGAGATTCAGTTCTACATTACCTGACTTCCATTGGCAAAATACCTGGTATCCCGGCCAACGATCTTCTTTCAGGCACATCTGGTAGAGTTTTAAAAGTTGTTCATACTCATACCGGCCCTGTCCGATAAACTGCGGTGATGCTTCAAATATGTTAAACGCATAAGGTTTGCGTTTTTCCTGAGCTATAAAGTAAAACGACCATCCCCGGCCGTCACCTGTAAGCATCTCTAAAAGATCAGAGTAAAGAGCAGCCTGGATATGATAACCGCCGTCAGCAGCAGCACGGGTGAACCCGTCAACCGAAGCATCAAAGGTTGTCTTTAAATCAATGATAAAATGCTTATCCGGTCTAATGTAATCCGGTCTTCCCTTCAGATTAATGTCTCCTTCGGTTGTATGCAGGATTCCGGTTATTGATTTCTCCGGTTCTCCTTTTGAAAGTAAAGCCCTGCAATAGTAGTGCTGCATCAACTTTTCTTTCATATCCTTTATCTTCTGAAAGTCGGCCTTATCAATGGTTTTCCTGTCACCAATCAGCCTCATTTCGGATTCCTGCCACTCTTTGTATTGCTTAGTATTCCGGGGTGATTTAAACCCTTCGCCAATAAGCACCTGATAAATTGCATCATCATCAAAAACATAATACTCTGCTTCGAACTTTTCAGGCTCCAGGATATAGGTATGATAGGCAGAACCAAAAGCCATCGCATCAGTCTCGACTTCTGCCGGTTCATCTTTGTATTGCTTGTAGTGTGCCGGAGATGTTTTCAGATTCTTCAGACCTGAGTAAGAAATAAAATCTTTCAGATCGTAATAATCACCTTCCGGTTTTATGGGCGTAAACCCTGTAATAAATTCGCTTTCCATAGTTTAAAGATAGTGATTATTTTGAGATTTCAATGCCCTCGACCTTAATTAATTCACCACAGGAATAAATCCCGGTTCCCTCATATTTCACGCCGTTAAGTTCGGCAGTCATCACATAGTAACTCTCTCTTTCTTCAGCGTCGAAGTCAATCAAATCGCCTTTCTCCCAGTCGAGTTCATCCCATTTCGGCATCTCGGGCTCGTACTCCGGAGCCATCATCTGGTTGCGGTACTCCTGACCGTAGTTCCAGTGGTTATCTATTG